ATTAGTTACTGTAATGTACTATGTTGTAGAAATACACGATACAGAAAATGATAAAGTTGGAGTCTTAACAGATTCAGAAACTGGAGAGATCTCAAAGTTCTCAACCTTTTCTCAAGCTAAAGTTCAATCTGTGCTTTTAAAAGAAAACTTAACCGAAAATATGTATACAAAAATTGTAACATTTGAAGACAGTGCCTCGTCTGAGGAAAAGTAGAATAGACGGACTGGACACGGGGGCAGTACCCGTCGCCTCCACCATAAACACATCTACTGGATGTTTTTATTATGGGGGCGAACTAGGATCGACAGACGTAGTAAAAACTTAACCGAGAGGTAGGTGCGCAAGCGACCTTAACCGCAAGACTTAAACAACTGCAAACGATAACTTTGCAATCGAGGACATGCGCTTAGCTGCGTAGTCTCACGGGGCGGCCACTGCCTAGCAACAGAAGTGTGGCATTTTTATAGAGGATTTAATGAAAACTTATATATTAGGAAATGGCGGATTTGCACAAGAGATATTCGCACAAATTATTATCCCACACGCATACGACTTTGGAGGCTTTATCATTTTAAAGAATGATGAGGCTTTTTTAATTGATGATGACGGTATTAATGCTTTTACTTATCCAGAAGAAGCTAAGTTTATTTTAGGTACTGGCAACAAACAATGGCGTAGAACTTTCTTACAACACTTCCTATTAAAATACCCACAATCTATTAAACATTTTCCTAATGTAGAAGCTAAATCAGCTTTTATAGCGTCAACAGCTAAACTAGGTATTGGAAATGTTTTCTGTGAATTTTCACTTTTAAATGCGACAGCTGAGATAGGTGATTTTAATATGTTTAATCCTTACTCATCTGTATTTCATGATACAATTATTGGTGATAATAATGTATTGTCTCCGTATTCTGGTGTTATGGGATATTGTGAACTAGGAGATGAAAACTTTTTAGGAGTTGGAACTCATATCACTCCTAAACTAGAACTTGGAGATGAGAACACTCTATCAGCGGGAGAAACTCTTTTTGACGATATGCTCAACCGCCAATTTTTTCAATCAGGAATAGTAACGGATAAAAACTAATGGATATGTTAGAAGTAAATACACACAGAAATGTGACAGAAAAATTAAAACAAAAAGTGATAGCAGGTATGTCAGATGGTGCATCTGATATGCACGCTCATTACCCTACTCTTATGACAGTAGGTAGTAGATGCATGACTATTTTGGAGCTTGGAGTAAGAGATATCAAATCTACCTGGGGACTGTTAGCAGGACTGTCTCAAGAATCATTTGGAACAGCTATCTTAAAAAGCCCTCACGAATTAGAGTTTATGTCTCATAGAAAACTAATTTCTGTTGATATTGAAGATCCAGCTATTCATGGTGCTAATATTCAAGAAGTTTATGAGTTAGCAGAAGAAAATAATGTACATTTTGAATTTCATAAATCAGACACATTAACACTAGAACTTGAAGATGACAGTTTTGATGCTATTTTCTTTGATACTGACCATACTTATGAGCAATTAAGTGCAGAACTTAAGAAGTGGGGCCCGAAAGCAAGAACGTGGATGATGTTTCATGATGTTGCTAGATTTGGAAAAGTTTTAATACCTGCTATTAATGAGTTTTTAGCTGATAATCCTGATTGGATCATTATTCCAAATATGTCTACAAATGAATGTATGGGATTCTTAACTATTGCTCGTACTAGCTCACAACAGTGGGAACAATTATCTGGACGCAAGTTTTCAGATCTTGTCAATAAACCAATATAAATATATGACAGACTTAATAGCTCAAAACGTACCATCCCCTAAACCATATAACATGGGTATTCATATTCCTATGATAAATGACGTAGGAAGAAACTTATTGTATGATGGAATTTTAAAAAAGTCAGTAAAAAATAAAGTATGTGCAGAAGTTGGTTTTGGTTCTGGAATACTTACTGCTATGATTATAAAAAACGGAGCTGATAAAGTTTACGCTTTTGAACCTGATAAAACTACCTTTGAATTAGGAAAAGAAATACTAACTAATTTAGGTTTATCTTCAAAAATAGTATTCATCAATGATTATTTTCAAATGTCTGACAAATATGAAATAGTTGTTCAGGAACTAATGAGTAAAAATGTTTGGGCAGAAGGTTTATACAGTGTATATAACAACTGTTTTAGTAAATGTAAAATTATCCCGGATAAATTAACAATAGAACTTGTAGCATCAAATAAAAAACCAGAAAAATTATGCCCTGATGCTGATTTTAAAATAGATACAGGAATTGATTATTTAAAAGATTTTTCTAACTCTTTTGAAAAAGCAGTGTCCTCAAATAACTTCTGCTCTTACAATAATTGGTTTTTAAATAATGAAGATTATATCTTTGAAAGACATAATAAAAATAATAAAAAACGCATAGAATCAATTTTTGATTCATGTCTTATGTCTAAAACTATTGATTTAAATAAAGATATAATTTTACCAATATCAAAACAAATAATTACAATCCCAGATAATACTTATATTACTATGAGAATAAAATTACAAGATAACTATTACTTAGATGCGGGACATTGGAACGATAGTAAAATACTATATGTAAAAAACAAAGGAGAATATAATTTTATACATGATTCAGAAAACGGTAATTGGTGGTTAGAATGATTATACTTTTTAGAAGTTGTGAAGCAAACCTTTCACCAGGATCTTTAGGCGATGGTTTTGAACGTAAGCCACGTTGGAACGGTAAATTTAAAGAAGAAATTCTTCGTAAATGTTATTTATCTCTTCAACGAGGATTAGACGAACGAGATCTTATAGTTATTATAAATGATAGAACAACTCCCGAAACTTTAGATTGGATGAAGCAAAATACAAAAGCGCAATTTAGAGTTCAAGATATTACATCGTTAGATGAGGCAAGAAAAACACACCCATACCCTAAATACCATCCTGTAACTGCTAATTCATGTACAGACTTAATGGAATATATTATTGGTTTATGTCAACAAAATCCAGACGAACTAATCTATGTGTGTGAAGATGATTATTTACACGTAGAACACGCAATTCCTGCAATGAAAGAGTTATTTAAAACAGAGTATCAAGGTTTTTATGCTCCTTATGATTATCCTGATAGATATACACTTGATGTAGACAGACAATGCGAATTACATATTTGGCAATATGGACACTTAAGATCAATACCTAGTGCTACGCTTACTATGGCAGCTAAAGGCTCAACATGGTTAAAATATACATTTGAGCTTTTACGTGGAGGTGTTTTTGCTGATGATTCTTGGACTTGGAAAGCTTTTAAACAGACTGGAGCACTTTGCCCTGTGCCTGGACATGCTACACATTTACAAGATGGGTGTATTACTCCTTTTGTAAATTGGGAGACTATCTATGACAATATATCCACATCTTAAAGATTTTAACACTCCAGAAGGTCATTGGCTAGATAGAAACGACTTCAGACCTTTAATACAGGACATCTATGCTAAATATAAGGTTAAAACAATACTTGAAATTGGATTTAATATAGGCTATTCAGCATCTATGTGGTTAGAGTTTGACCCTGATCAAAAGTCTCACGTTACGTCAGTAGATATAGGAATACATAAAGACACCGTGCTAGCATCTGAAGCAGTAAAATCCTTGTACCCAGATAGATTTTCGTTTATACTAGAGGACAGTAAAAAAGTATACAATAAAGTCAAGAATCAATTATTTGATATGATTTTTATTGATGGTGATCACTCAGGTCCTGGTATTTACAATGATTTACAGCTTGCCTTAAGACTAGGAATTCCCTTAATACTAGTAGATGATTGGGAAGAAAATACGAGTCCTTCCAATCCTATTAAAGGTGTTTGTGATGACTTAGTAAAAGAAAACAAATTACAACTACTCAGGGCATATAACCTTGAAACACTAGACACAAAAGTAGCACTCTATAAAAATGCAACCATTCATTCTGAGAAAAACACTCTTAAAAGACAACTTTCATTCTTATCTCCAAAAAGCTGGTGAAACCAATCAGTTCTCTAACTACGGCTGGGCAGTTCAAGAACTTGAGAGTCGAGCTAGAGATATGCTTAAAATTGATGATTCAAAGGCTGTTATAGCAACCTCTAGTGGGACAAGTGCTTTACACGCTATGCTTTGGGCTATTCAAAGACAAGATGGAGCCCAAAGAATAGGAACTCAAGATTTTACCTTTCCTTCTAACTCACTCGGACCTGCTCAAGGACCGATTGTAACCGATATGCGTTCTGATTTTAATTTAAATCTTGATGATGAATTTATCCAAATGAGTAAGATTTTAATAGTTACTAACATATTCGGACATCTCCAAGACTTTAATTATATTTCACAATATGACTTTCCATATATAATTTTCGATAATGCTGCAACTCCTTACAGTTTTTGGGAAGGTACAAACAGCTGTAATCTAGGAACAGGATCTTATATTTCTCTTCATCATACTAAACCTATTGGGTTTGGAGAAGGTGGACTAGCTATTATTGATAAAAAATATGAAGAGCAAACACGTATAGCTTGTAATTTTGGACTAGTTGATGGAAAATTCAATGAACGTAGCGGTAACTATAAAATGAGCGAGATAAGTGCTGCTGCTATTCTTCAGTGGTGGGATCAATTCGACATTGAAGAGTTAAAAGAAAAGTATTTAGATAACTATTATAAAGTACTATATGAATTAAAAGAAGAAGAAGGTATAGCTTGGCAACATTATGGAGATGAAGAAAACTTTTTTCCTTCTTGTCTACCATACATCCACCAAACTTCTATTAGACCTGAAGATAATACAACTAACTATGAGGCAAGAAAGTACTATAGTCCGTTACGTGATTTTAATATATCAAGTCAATTATATAATAGAATACTATGTTATGCTCTTACTGAAGGAGTTGAATCATGTCTAAAAAAGTAGCAGTTGTAACTGGTTATGCTGGATTTATAGGTTCAACTTTTACTCGTCGTCTTTTAGAAGAAGGATGGTATATTTATTGTATAGACAAGTTTTCTTATGTATCTGATATGATTCAAGCTGATAGAAATCATCAAGAGTATCATCAAAGAATGCAATGGATACAGGCAGATATTTGTGAATTAGATTGGCTTCCAGAGTGTGATGTTATATTTAACCTTGCAGCTGAGAGTGATGTTGATATTAGCAATCAAGACTCATCTAAGTTTATACAAACAAATATAGATGGTGTAAGAAATCTTTTAAATCTAATTAATAGCAGAATTCTAATTCGTGCTGATAAACCTCTATTTTTTCAAGTATCTACTGATGAAGTATATGGAGATATTCTTGATGGTTCTTTTGATGAGTCTGCACAACTTAACCCTTCTAATCCATACTCGGCCTCAAAAGCTGCTGCTGATCTACTAGTACAAAGCTGGGCTAGAACTTATGGTTTAGAATATATTATAGCACGACCATCAAACAACTATGGGCCTCATCAATATCCAGAAAAATTAATACCTCTTGCTGTTAAGAGATTAGGTAGAGGTAAAAAAATAAAACTTCATAATAACGGTAATCCTATCAGAACTTGGACACATGTTGAAGATACTGCTAATGCCCTCATCACCTTATATGAAAAAGCTGAGAGAAACCGTATCTATAACATATCTTCTGAATTTGAACAAAACAACTATGAAACTGTTAGTAAGATCGTAAACTGTTATTTTTTAGGTAGTATTAAAAGAAAAGTACCAGATTTTGAAGAGCATTTAGATATGAAATATTCAAGACCAGGTCAAGACTTAAGGTATGCTATTAGTTGCGAGCCTTTAAGAGCGTTAGGGTGGGAACCTCAAAAACATTTTGATGAAGAGCTGCCTAAATTAGTAAAACAATATAAAGAAAGTTGGAAGTGGTAATGATCGGTAAAAATTTTTGGGAAGATATGCAAATTGATGCAGTCATAATTGATGAGCAAGTAAAAGATATTGCAAAAGAGCTTGTTGATCATCATGGTAAAAGACTCACAGAAGGTGATTTACTTAAGATGAATGCCTTTTCGGACTCAATGGCTGAACCTGTACAGACTGCTATTATCAGGGAAGCTGTAAAATACTATAAAACGCGTGATTATAATCCTGAGTGGATTCATAGCGATATGTCTGGTCGTACAGAAGAAAAAACTAGTTTATTTAAAAGATTGTTGTTTTGGAAATGAAAGTATTTATAACAGGAATAAGCGGGCTACTTGGTAGTACTATGGCTAAACATCTTATCAATAATGGTCATGAAGTTATTGGTATTGATAATATGATAGGCGGAGTTGACGGTAACGTGCCTGAGCTTGCTACATATATTAAAGGTGATATTTTAGATACGGAACTGATGAAAGAGTCTATGAAAGGATGTGAAGTAGTTTTTCATACAGCTTCACTACCATATGAAGGACTTAGTGTGTTCTCTCCAACTATTACTGCAACTAGTATTGTTTCAGGAACTCTTTCAACAGCCGTAGCAGCTATTCATAATAAAGTAAGATTATTTATCAATTGTAGTTCAATGGCTCGTTATGGTCATGGAGAACCACCATTTACAGAAGACATGCCTTGTAATCCTGTAGATCCTTATGGGTTAGCTAAAGTACAGGCAGAACAGCATCTTAAAATTTTAAATGATATTCATGGGTTAAACTATCTTACAGTTGTGCCTCATAATGTAATCGGAGTAGGACAACGTTATTTTGATCCTTTCAGAAATGTAGTAGGTATAATGATTAGTCGTACTCTACAAAAGAAACCAATTATTGTATACGGAGATGGCGAACAAAAACGATCATTCTCTAATGTATATGACTGTATTAAAGCTGTTTATCAGATGATGATTAGTGATAGAACAGATTTAACTGGTAAAGTATATAATATCGGGCCTGATCACAATGAAATGTCAATCAAAGATTTAGCTTATAAAGTAGGACATCACTGTTCGGTGTATCCAAACCTACAACATTTTCCTGATAGACCGGCTGAGGTTAAAAATGCTTATTGCTCTAGTCAAAAAGTTAGAGATGAATGGAACTATAATGCAACTATTACTGTAGATCAAACTATCAAAGAAATGGTAGATTGGATTAGACCCCAAATTAGAGAATTTGAATACCATTTACCTCTTGAGTTTATTACAGAAAAAACTCCAAAAACCTGGACTGAAAGGTTGATTTAATGCTTGATTCTACTGAATGGGTTAAACTTAGATGTTTTGAATATGAGTTACAAAAACTAGAAATAAAAAACAAAGAACCTATCATCAGAGCCTGGCTTGAAGAAGAAATTGAAAAATTAAAAGAAAAAGAGAAAAATGATAGTTAAAGCTACTCAACAACTAAAACAATGGTATTTAAGAGAAGAGTTACCTCAAATTGGAAAAAGAGATTTAGAATCTATAGACCACGAAATAAAAACAGTAAATTTTGAGACGATTATACCTACACAAAAAGAACGAATTCGCGCAAACTTCTTAAAACAGCTTGAACGGTTTAATAATAAAACAATAGACCCAATTGTAGTTGATAAATATTACCGCATTGTTAACGGGCATCACAGATATAGTGTATATGAGGTTAAAGGGATTAACTGGGTAGAAGTTGCTTATATAAATAAAACTTTAGAGGAGCTAGTGGAACAATATGGCAGTTAAAATAATAGTTCCTTATGTTTATGAAGAAGAAATAAAAGAACACAAAAATACATTTTGGATGCTTGATACGCACTACGAAAGAGATGTAGCAGGGATAGGATCTGATCTTATGTTTCAAAAGATATGGAAACAGTTCCCAGAGCACGATATTTTTATCCTACATGCAGATATGACTCCCCATCACGACGGATGGTTTGAGGAGGTTTTACAATATGTCGAAAAATACCCAGAAGCAGGAATGTTTGGTTGCTTACTTTTGTACCCCGCAAGAAATGACAAAGGCGAGTATTATGTACAATGTGCAGGGGGACGATTTACAAATGAAAGACCAGATCATTTCGGAAGCGGTCTCGTTCTTGAAAACAGGTCAAAGTTCAAAGAAGAGCTGGAAGTCGATAGAGGTCAATACGAAAAAGTTAGGGAAGTTGCCTGGACAACGTTTGGAGGATGTTATATCCGAAGATCATTTATTGACAAGGTTGGGGATTTCGACACAAACTATGAATGGACTTACAACAGAGATGTCGATTACTGCCTTCGAGGAAGAGAGGCCGGTGAACGTATTTATCAAATTCCAGTCAGACTCTTTCATCACGAATCAAGAGATAATAAACGATTAAAAGATGAAAGTAAGATAAAAATGGAAATGAGAAACCTCGCTAGACTCCAGACGAAATGGGCAAACACAAAATTTTATAAAACGCTGGACATAGAGATAAAAAATGGATAAAGTATTTATAACAAAAGATGATTTAGCAAAATCAATCAATTCTCAGAGAAAAAGAGCAGGACCTTTTATAACAGCCTTAGTTTTATTTTGGTTGTTTGTAAGTTGTATCCTATTCTTCATACCAAGTATTATATTTGGTTTGTTACTATTAATTATTTACATACCATTTTATTTTATAGATGCTTACATACTTGAAAGGAAAAATAATGGCTGAGTTTGGCAGCAAAATTACAAAAACATTCTGCGAAGAGGCTTTAAAACTAGCAGATAATGAAAGAGGCAAGCCTACAGATCGTGAAAGAAATAGGATATTCGGATTATCAACACCAAGAAACAGAATTCTAATAAATAATCTTTGTTCAAAAGAAAATATCAATTTTCTTGAAATTGGAGTTTATAAAGGAGCTACTTTAATATCGGCTCTTATTGATAACCCTACTGTCAAAGCTGTTGCAGTAGAACACTTCTTATATGATGATAGAGAATCACCGAAACAAGCTCCAGAAGGGTATATCTGGGATAATATGAAGTCTCAATTATATGATAATATTAATATTTATCGTAATGAAAAAGATAGATTAAACTCAGATAATATTACTTTTATAGAAAAATCTTTTGAAGAGGTAGACTGGTCAAAACAACCAAAATTTGATGTTGTTCATTTTGATGTAGCCCCAATTACTCCTAATACTTATGAAGATTTTTTTAATCTTGTAGTCCCAGCTTTATCTGCAGATAGTGTTGTAGTATTTACTCAGCAATCTAATCCTGCATATGCTGAACTTCTTAATAAAGCAATTCTTAAACATTCTGATAAAGTTTCAGAAGAATTTAAAGAATACAGAATATCAAATAGTATGAGTGATTCTTTTAAATTTTTTAGCGGTATTGCAATGGTTGGATTTAAAAAGAAAACTGCAACCGCCGCAAAACCTGTTAGTAAGCCAAGTACTCCTGTAGCTAACGTGAAAACTACTTCTACAACGGTAAAGAAATGATAAAAAAGAGTGCAATAAGCTTAATAAGCTATGATGCTAATAGATTTTTAGCGAAAAGTATAGAAAGATACTATAACTATGTTGATGAAATTGTTCTTGGTATAGACAAAGACAGAATTACTTGGAGTGGTAACGAGTTTAACATAGATGAAGATGCTTTATGGAGCGAACTTTCTCAAATAGACGGTGACTCTAAGATAACAATTATTGAAGAAGATTTTCACCAGTCAGAGGTTGCAATAGAAAATGATAATTATGAGAGAAACTTCCTAAAAGGAGAGTGTACTCATGATTGGATCTTTAGCTTTGATGCTGATGAAATGTTAGTTAATGCTAAAGAATTCTTTTATAACTTTTGTCCTATAGTTGAAAATTATAGACACCAAAAAGATATTTGCATGACTTGGGCAACTCCTTATAAAGTTGTAACTGATGGTGAAGAATCTGTAACACTAGTAATTGCTAATGAAGATGGTTCTCCTTTCTTTGGAGAAAATCAGGGAGTTATTACTTCAAAAGATAGTACTTTTACCTACGCTAGATGGACAGATAAATCAGGAGCAGGAGATAACCGTATAATGTCTCCGCTAATTGCTCTGCATTGGAGTCTGTGTAGACCTTCTGACGAGTTACATGAAAAAATACATAATATAGGACATTCAGATATTGTTGAAGAAGATCCTTTTTATAAAATTTGGTCTCAAGTAGATATGACAAATTATGATCAACTACGTAACTTTAAGACTTCAGGTCTTGGAGGAGCCCAATGGCCAAAGTTAGAACCTATTCCTTCTAATAATGTAGAAGATTATATTAAACAATACACAGGGAGAGCATACTAATGATAGTAGAGTTTGTTGGTAAATTTTATGATAATCATTCACTGACTATCATTAATCGTAACATTGCTGTTAGATTAGCGGAAAAGTTTGATGTGTATATTACTCCTTTAGATCAATATGATCCTCAATTTGGTTTATACAGTGGAATTGTTTCAGACTTAAAAAAATTAGAGCAAAAAGATCTCGGAGAACAGGTTCCTGATATTCAAATTCGACACTGCTATCCGCCAATATGGAATTGGCCTACACACGAAAAAACAAAGGTAATATATATTCAACCTTGGGAATATCCTAAAGCACCTTTTGAATGGCAGTATAAGTTTGAAACCTTTGCTGATGCATTGATAGTACCTAGTAACTATTGTAAACAGGTATTTACAAAAGGTGGTTTAAGACCTGAAAACTGTTTTGTAATTCCTAACGGTTTTAATGATATGCACTTTAATAAGGACAAACATATAGAAGCTAGATTCGGTATTGATCCTAACAGATTTAATTTTGTATATGTTGGTAACTCTCAATGGAGAAAAGGTTTAGATCTACTGATTAATATATGGCATAAAGCCTTTAAAAAATACGATAAGTGTACTCTAATCATTAAAGATAATTCTTCAATATACGGTAAAAATAATGTTCTTAATGAAGTAATTAAGATGCAATATAAAACAGAATGTGCTGAGGTTATCTACATTGACAAAAACATTAGAGAAGAAGAAATGGCAGACATCTATAAATGCTCTAATGTAGTAGTTCACCCATACCGTGCTGAAGGTTTTGCGATGCATGTACAAGAAGCTATGGCATGTGGATGCTTACCTGTAGTACCTGCTGGAGGACCTACTGACGACTTTGTACCGGATGAAATAGGATTAAAAATACCAGTTCAACAACAAAGTGTAAACATTACAGATCCTGGAATTTTCGCTACTAAACCTGGAGATGCTATGACATTAATGAGCAGTCATACATTCATAAATGAACCTTCTGGACATCACTTAGAACAAGCGTTAAAATATATTTATCATCATCATAATAAACAAGATTTATATGATCGTTTAGAAAACATACCTATGAAAAATACATGGGATTATGTTACTGAACTATATGAAGGAGCTATAATTGACATCTACAACAGAACAGGTACAGTTAGATCAAGAAATTGAAAAGTGGTTTGAAGAATTAGAAGCAGACTTAAGTAAACAACCTAACGCTGAAGAAAAATCGGACTTAGATCGTAAAATATTAGATGATTTTCACGGATTTGCTCCTACTATTGATGAAACTTTTACAGGGCAGTTACCTACTATCACTCCTAAAGCACAGATATTTATTACACAAAATCTATCCGAAGGACAATATTTTAGATTTGGAGTAGCTGGTGGTGGTTGTTCAGGCTTTAACTATCTATTTGATATAGCAGAAAAACCCGAATCAGATGATGTACAGTTTTCTGAAACGCCTCCTGCCTTAATTGATGAAGTAAGTCTAAAATATCTATACGGGTCAGAAATAGATCTAGAAGACTCTAATATGAATAAAATGTTAAAAGTAACAAATCCAGGAGCTAAAGCCTCTTGTGGATGTGGAACTAGTTTTGCTTTTGATGAAGATTTATTGGATATGTATTGATGAGTAATTTCAACTGGATTGTAAATGAAAGTAATCTACCTTGGTTAGAGCTTGATATATCTTTTCCTCACGAAGAAATGTTACAAGAGGCTATCAATCTTAAACATAGATTTGTTCCGCATAGAGATGAAGATCAAGGAGGGGGATATAGACACAAAGGTTGGCAGAGTCTATGTATACACGGTATAGATGCTGAAAAAACTAATCATTATGAGCAGTATGGTTATAAGTCTAATCAAGAAACACCCTATCGGTGGACAGACATTATAGACCAATGTCCTGTAGCTTATAATTATTTTAAGAATATCTTTCCTTATAAATCCTACTATAGAGTTAGGTATATGCTTCTAGAACCTGGAGGATATATTACACCTCATGAAGATACTTTTGACTCAAAATTATCTCCTATAAATATGGCTCTTAATCACCCAAAAGGGTGTAAAATGAAAATGAAAGGTCATACTGGATATGTACCTTTTGCTCCTGGTAAAGCAATTTTACTCGATGTAAGTAATACTCATGCATATATTAATGATAGTGATGAAGACAGATACCATATAATAGTACATGGTAGTAGAACAAAAGAATTTGAAGAATTGGTAGAACGCAGTTATGCGAAAAATGGGACTTAATAAAAACTATGTTGTAGGTATCTATGATGATAGAGAATTTTCAAATCATCTAACAATAGATCAAAAAAGAAAAGAAATAACAGAGTTTTTCACTAGATTTAAGTACTTTGGTCCTATAATTGTAGGTACTTCTGTCAATGACGTGTTAGATAAAGCCTTAGAGCATGAAGTAGATTACTGTATTGTACAATCTGTAGGACATATTATCATGGAAGCCACCTTCTTTAATTTGATTGAAAAGTGGATAGATAAACAAAACTTTTTTGTTACTGGTCATATTATGGATAAGAACAAAAAGAATAAAAATAATCCCTCTGGAAAAGAAGGCTATTACGGATTACATAAACAATGCATGTTAGTTAATTTAGACTACTATAAGAAGTTTGATAAACCTGTATTTGGAGATAAGAATTCTGGAGAAGAGTTTGTAGTAAAGGCTAAAAGACATGTTAAAGATATACATGATGACTATACTCCTCTTTCTCTCGCACCTACGGAAGAGCTTACTATTTGCACTCCTTTAGTTGCTGGTTGGAACTTTATTAGTACGTCTCTCGCAAATGATCTAACTGTTTACAACTTTCATCCGAAGATTAGAGAATCAAAACAATATATTTATCCTTCAACTAGTGCTGAGGACTTATCAAAACAGCTTAACTGGATTCAGAATATAGTAGATTATGCACCACAATGTGTATTTTTATGGAATACTGAAAACTATAAAGACTTAAAATACGTCTCTCTTAACAAACCTATAAATAAACTTTATAGCGTTGCTGCTAGTTTCAAGCCTAACATGATACTTAATCATTTTGGATTTCACGAAAATACTGAAGTAGTATTCTATGATTACAGTAAACCTTCTTTAGCTTTTAAAAAGTTATTAGTTACTCAATGGGATGGAGAAGATTATCCAGCGTTTGTTACATGGGCGCTAAATAAATATAATTTTAGTGAGACAGGTGGAATAGAGACTGAAAACTTAACTAGGCAAGAGTTATGGGAAAGAGAGATTAACTGGTGGGGTTCTGAAAAAGCAATTAAAGATCACTGGGATAGGTATAAAGACTTAAAACATTCATATATTCACGTAGATATATGTGAAAACCCTGAAAAAGTTACGAATAAAATCACAAATGAAGAAAATAGCATTATATGGTGGAGTAATGCATTTCATACAGTCAATGCCCAATACGTAAGAGGTTTACAAGGCGTAACAGATTGTTATAATACGTGGATTGATCAAATAACTAGTAAAAATCCAAATATTTGGATTTTAGGTAAAGATTACTTAGATAGGCCAGTAGAGGGCAGACAGATAAAAGATTATGTTATTAGTTCCTAAAACAATATTAACATTCAATAATGATTGGCTTAAAAAATTAAAGTTTCAGGAACACACTGATTATGATCTTGCTGGACACGTATCTGCTATAGCTATAAAAAGTGAGTCTGGTAGTGTATTTGACTTTTACAGGTCAAATCCACGAGAAAATCCTGATGATTTTAAATTGACACAAGTATATCATCAAATACCAGAAGTTAAAAAGTTAGTAGATTATTTTTATTTCTTGAGAACATCAAGAGTTAGAATTCATAGACAAGAGCCTGGTCATAATATACCTTTACATACTGATGATAATAATACTCACGCTGAAGATAAAGAAGACTATAATCTTAGAATGTTAACAGCTTTAACATCAGATAGTGAATTTATCTATAAATTTAAACACGAAGGCAAACTACAAGAAATTTCTTTAGCAAAAGGAGAAAGTGTTATATTTGATCCTGATTTAGTAGAGCACGGAATGGATAATAATTCTAGTAATAAAACTAGATTTGCCCTAGTACAAATATTTAAAGCATATCCAGTACATAGAGGATTGATTGATTTTATAAACACAAACCAGTTGTGGGAAATATGAATATAGATTTTGGAACGGCTTTTCATAAGCCAAACGGAAACGCTGTCAAAGTGACAGTAAATGAATTTAGAGATCAGCTGTATTTACATATTAGAGAATACGGAATGGATGGAGATACTGGACAATGGTTTCCAACTAAAACAGGATTCTCAATACCTGCTGATGAGGTTAGCTCTCTTATACCTCTTTTAGAAGAGGCAAGTGAGGTAGTAGCTAAAAGGTATATCTGGAATACGCAGCTTGAATTAGAATTGGAGAAATAATGAGTGTAAAAGCTTGGAGTGATGATCAAGAGTCAGAACTAATTAAAATGTACACAGAAGACGGTGTAAAGGATGTATATGAATTAGCATCACACTTCTCAAAAGGTTATAGAAGTGTTATAAGTAAATTAGTTCAATTAAAGATTTACGAAAAACCAGAAATTAATGAAGAAGACAAGTCTCAGACAGTTAAAGTTATGTTAAGAGAACTTGAAGAAATTTTAGGTATAGAAGTTGAAGGTACTAATCTAAATAAAAAAGAAAATCTCAACCTTTTATTAGAGGCTATTAAAACAAAAGTTAAATGATAAGATTTTATAATATCTCACAAACTTCTATGCTTAGGGATATGTGTAGTATTAGAAATATACCTTTTGATATAGACGAGTCTTATGATCTTTACGAGTATCATTTGTATTTACATAACGAACAAATAACACCTGAAAAAGCTTTTGAAGAGATTGATTGGGAATTTATAAAAAGAAACAATAAAAAATTAATTATTACTCATACTCATATTTATCATTTAAGTGTTTTTGAAGAATTACTAAATTACTACGTATGTAAGTACAACTGTAAAGATAATGTATGGTGGTATAGTTTTAACCCTTATGAGGTGTCTAATAAAAAATTTAATATAGCCTTTTTAGATCCAATAACTCATGTAAATATGGAAATTGACATTGTTACAATAAAGTGGCTTAAAGGCATTGATGTAAGTTATAAAAAAATAAATGAAGTTGAGTTCTGTGATTTAGAAAAAGCAGATAAGTATTTTATATCTACAAATAGAAAACACACTGCTTCTAGAGTACTTACTAACCATTTATTAAATAAAAAAAATCTAATCAAACATGGTTATTACTCTTTTCTTCCTTATCAAACCAAGAAAAATTATAAAACGATAAAAGATTCTTATTTACAGGATTTTAACTCGAATAATTTGGAAAGTTATGGTATTGATATAGAAGAAGTTTATTTAGACGCATTTAAAAATCATGTACTTGATCGAGAAGATCTCAATTCTCCTATGCTGACTTTAGATTCTATACGTGAGTTTTATGAAAAATCTCTAGTTTGTCTAGTAACTGAGTCTCTAGTAACAAACTCAGATATGTTTTTAACTGAAAAAACACAAATGGCGTTAGTATACGGAAGACCGTTTTTAATTATAGGAAACAAACATTCTTTAAGATTTTTAAAAAAATATTATGGATTTAAGACTTTTGAGTCTATTTTTGATGAGTCTTATGACAATTGTGACAGTTTCATAGAAAGAACCATCAAAGTAGTAGAAGAGTTAAATAAATTTTGTTCTTTGCCTTTTTCAAAAGCAAAAGAAAAAATAGAGAATTTAACAGAAGTTTTAAACCACAATAGAAAAGTATATGAAGGTTTAAATAGCTCTTTTTTACTACAAAAAATGTTAACCAAAGTCATGGAGGGATAAATGACTGATGAAGAACCTGAACGTTATTATGACTGGATGCTATGGAAAAATAGACAAGAAGAGGCTAAACGTCAAGAAATAGAAGAACAAAAATACTTTGATAAAAAATGGGAGGAACATCAGCGTATGTTAGAGTTACACGCAGACATAGCAAAAATTTATGAGTCGCCTGATGGCGGTAAAACTGTTTATGAAAGAGATTTTGGTGCAGCACCTGAAACTAGAAAACAGATAGTTACACCAGTATCTGAAAAAGGATACCCATCTTATGAAGCGGTAAATCGCAGTCCTTTTGTGCAATATGGTAAAGACGAGCACGAAGTATATTTAGATCTTGATGCGTATCGTTCTCTAGGAAACGTACCTGAAGAAGGTGATCTTTCTAGAATTGAATACAAATATAATGAAAATCAGTTGATAGCAGAATTTAAAGAGTATGTAGATGAAACTTACGGTCTTCATTATTCAAAGGAAAAATTTCAGGCTACTGAGTTTATCATGGACGGGGGTCATGGAACAGGTTTCTGTATCGGTAATGTATTAAAATACGCACAACGTTATGGTAAAAAGGGCACTCGTGCAGATGCTCGTAAAGATTTAATGAAAGTACTTCACTATGCATTACTTCAGCTTTATGTTCACGATTCAGAAGATAAAAAGTAAATTAAGACTTTCTTAATGCTTATTTTTCTTATAATATCTTTATATGAATTACAAAGAACTAAAAGAACTTATCCAAAAACATAACCAAGCTTATTATGACAATTCTGCATCAGTTATCTCTGATTCAGAATACGATCAACTATATGATAAGCTTGAAGCTATGGAAAAAGCACAAGGTTGGAGGGATCATGATTCCCCCACTAACATAGTAGGCGGTGCTGCGGGCAAAGTTACTCATCCTTATAAATTATATTCTCTTCGTAAAGTTTATAACTTAGAAGAAGTTGATAAGTTTATGACAATCAAACTTCCAAAAATTGATGGTGCTAATCTATCTCTTATCTATAAAAGGGGTAAGTTACGTACAGCCCTTACTCGTGGTAACGGTGAACAAGGTACTGACGTATCTCACCTAGTAGAGTTTTTAAAAGGTGCTCCTGCTAAGATAGAAACTCATTATGATGAAATTGTTATTAATGGTGAGTGTGTAACTGATAACGAAGTTGATAACTATCGTAACTATGTATCAGGCGCTTTAGGTCTAGATAGTCCAGCAGAATTTGCACAACGCAATATTAAGTTTATTGCTCATGATTGGCTTGGGATAAATATTAACTATACAGCAAGAATAAAAGTTTTACAATATATGGGATTTCATACTGTGCTTGATCCTGAGTCATGGGACTACCCTCAAGATGGTGTAGTATACCGTACAGACTCGTGGGAACAAGAACAGCAACTTGGTTGGACTTCTAAATATCCAAAGTTTGCTGTTGCATTGAAAGAACGTGAAGCTGAAACAGCAGTTACAACACTACTTGGTGTTGAGTGGACTATTGGGCGTACAGGTACAGTTAATCCTACAGGTATTATTGAGCCTGTTGTTTTAGATGATGCAAAACTTTCAAGAGTTACCTTACATAATATTGGTATTATCGAAGAACACAATCTAGGTCTAGGCGATCAGATCTTAATTGAACGTGCTGGCGGTGTAATACCGAAATTTCTACGTGTAGTAGAACACTCAATACATAACCAAAAAATTACAAAACTAACTGCAGAACGTGCCATAGGTAGCAGCACAAAGCGAGATGGTCCTAGACTCATGGTTAGTGATAAAGGTAATATAAACACAATTAAAGTTTTGGAACATTTTATCAAGACTTTAGATATTAAAGGATTAGGTCCTGCTTCTGTCAAGAAGTTAGGCCTATCTCACCCAGTAGATATATTTGATTATCCTGACTGGGATTTGCTTGGTGCTAACGGTATCAAGGTTCAAGCTGAGGTTGAACGGACTAAAACCAAACCATATGACTTAGTTCTAGCATCCCTTGGTATTCCTGGAGTTGGTAAACGTGCGGCAAAGTTAATTGTCACAAAGATACCAGCTTTTAGAAATCTAAGAGACATAGAAACGACATACATTAAAGGTATTGGCCCTTCAACGATTGAGTCAATCTTATCTTGGCTTGATGATAATGAAAGCTGGGTAGAGAATTTACCTCTTCAACTGGAACAAAATGTACAGGTTGAAGAAATATTAGTTACCCGAAAGAAAGTATGTATTACTGGAAAGCTTGATATGACAAGAAACCAATTAGCTTCTATCTTAGAAGAAAAAGGTTTTCAAGTAACTTCTACAGTAACAAAAGATTGTTATGCGCTTGTAGCAGGTGATACTATATCATCAAAATACAAAAAAGCTATGACAATTGGAGTTAATGTAATTGACTATTGGTCAAGTAAAAAAGAAGTGCTCAGTGGTAATTTTTAAGAGATTTTTAAAAGAACCACCGAAGGATAAACTGTCAATTTTCAGTTGCTTGTTATAAAGTTTTTCTGTAATATCTATATATAAAGTCAAGAGTAACACAAAAACTCTTGAAACATTCAAAAACAAACTACAAACGATCAGAG